TTTCCACTCGCAACGGGTGCGGCGTGTGCTCTTGCTCGATGCGCCTTTGGTCGGTGCCGAGAACTGAATCGATCCGTCGGCCAGCACCGTCACCACACTGGGGAACTGTGCTATCGCCAGGGCTCCGTTGAGCTCCAGCGCGACGGGGTTGGTTGTGGAAGTTGCCACCGGTGTTGCGATCGTTAGATTACTGATGTTTACGGCCATGGTTTTGCTCCTCGACGATAAAGATCATTGGCCTGGCACGATTGCCTTACCAACCTGATGCAGCGAGCCGCATCCCGAATCGCCCGCATCGACAGGCGCTTGAGTGATGTTGCCGCTCCTCGGGAAGCAGAATCACATTATGTGTTTTCACATGTCAACACATATTGTGTTTTTACCGTATGCCCGTTTCTTGGAAGTGTCCTACCGCCGCGCTTACCTTTTCCTACTGCGTTGTATATGATTTCCATTCACTGTACGGATATACAGCTAAAAGGAGGAGTGTATGGCTCAGCACAAGATGTCGGCGTCGCAACAGCGCCAGGAGATTACGGGGATCGAGCGACTTGGCTTGAGGGTGTCGGCGATGATCAACCATCCAATTGCGCAGACGCAGCGATGGGTGAGGATTCATCGCCTGGACACGGATGGCGACGAGGAGTGGGAGGCCGTCATGGAGCTGCTGTCCGACACGGATGAGCTGGACATGGTCTTCCATGACGACGGTACGGTGATGCTGAGATGGGAACGGGCTACTGATCAGGACCAGGTCGTGAATCAGGAAGAGGTAGCTGCCATAAGTGCGCCACCGCCTTTCTGAATCGAAACTCCGCCCTCGGTGGAGGAAGGGCGGTCACCGTGCATCTATAAAGGCGGTGGCCGCAGCGGGGCAGCAGTGGCAAAGAGCTGCGCCGGGTCCTTCAGACCTTTCGCGCGTTCCAGACCAGAAGCACCTTGGCATGAATCGTTACGTCCTCGACCCGGGCGGGTTGATTGTCGTAATGCGGGCTGTCGGAGATCAGCCTGAAGTGGTCGGCATCGATCATCTGCAGACGCTTGATGTACAGCAGATCAAGCCAGGTAATGACATAAATGCCTTCACCGACGAACTCATTGACGCCCCGATCGACGATCACCGGGTCCTTGTCATTGATCGTGCCTTCCATGCTCTGGCCCCAGCCCGTTATGACCGCCAGCGCCGCCGACGACGTGTAGGTCACGCCTTTCTCGCGTAGCACTTCCTCACGCACGATGAGGTTGCGGATGGCTTCGTTGTAATCAGCCGGCACCTGGCCGTGACCCATCGCGCCACGGATATCGTATTGCGGGATCAGTATTTCGTCGTTGCGCGCGCGGACAGAGCCGCTGATTACTGTTTCGGCGGCGGCATCAGGTTCGGCTGCGGCGGCAACGATCCGGCGACGGGCTTCGGCGGAAAGCCCACGGCCATGCTGCGCGAGCATCTGGCGAACCAGATCGGCCGAGGAAGAGCCGTGGTCAGGCCCCGATGACACGCGAGCGGAGTTCGACCGGCCTGTTTCCGATTCGAGCGGTGCTTCCCGCAGATCCAGCAAGAGCTCGGACTTGTCGACGCCCAACGCTGTTGCCATAGCTTCGATGTCCGCGAACGACGGCTCCCTGGAGTCGGCCTCGTAATTGCCGATTCGCGATTGGGATTTCCAGCCGCAAGCCTCGGCCAGCTGAGCCTGGGACATCTGCGCGATTTTTCTCAAGCGCTTGATGCGCTTGCCAATTGATTCATTCATGGGCCGGATTCAATCACGAAATGAAATACCCGGCTTTCACTTATTGTGTTTACATATAACACGCTTCGTGTTTAAGTGAGTGTGTCGTTCACCAGGACTGACTCTATGAACCACGTTCGCACGATTCGCAAACACGCTGGCATTACACAGGCCGAACTGCGCCGCGCTCTGGGCTGGAATCAGTCGCGAGTGGCCAACTACGAATCTGGTCTGCGCCGTCCCGGACTGAGTGACGCTCGGCAGATCGTCGCCGCGCTGAATCTGTTGGGCGCCAGGTGCAGCCTCGATGACGTATTTCCCCCCGCTCGCAAATCGGAGCAGTCCGACCGCAAACGTCAGACCACATCACGCCCTCCGGCACAAACGACCGCGCCTCAGCAGGCGGAAGGAGGTTCGATGATGACCTGACCAATGACCCCGATCCGCGCACCTGAATCGCAGGCATAAAAAAGCCGGGGCGCAATCCCGGCTCTTTCAACAGCATTCGACGCAACACTGTGAGGCCGATTATGCATACGCCATTGACCGAAGTACAGGACCTCAACCAACCCCCTGTTTCCGACGACCCGGTTGCTCAGCTTGCTCGCAAAAGGTCGTGCGGCACGTGCTCACGCCGTGACTTTCTTGAGCTGATCGAAGTGGCCATCAACGCCGAGCGGGCCAGGATGCAACTGGCGGAGCAGGTCAGGATGCAGGCCGCCAAGATCGAGCGCCTCGAAAGCCTGTTCAAGAAAGGCGTGACAGCGGCGCAGTTCTGTAAAGGGCTGAACGGGGTCAACGCAAGGCAAGTGAACCCGTTTCTCAAAGCCCGGAACTGGCTCTACAACGAGAGCAGATCCGCCGTACGCTGGCGGGTCACTTCCTATGCTCGCGACAGCTACATGACCGAGCACCAGGTGGAAATTGCCCCGCATGGCAAGGAGCCTTTTATCTGCTACACACCCGTCTTGCTGCGCAAGGGCGCCGTGCGGTTGTACGAAATGTATATTAACGGCGAACTACCGATGAAAAAGAGCTGGGACGGTTCGTTCAGCCATGACAAGGCAGACAGGGAGGACGTGTGATGGCTCGCATTCGTACGGTAAAACCCGAATTCTGGTCGAGCGAGCAGGTGATGGCTTGCCGTCCACTGGCGCGGTTGCTGTTCATCGGGCTGTGGAATTTCTGCGACGACGGTGGCAATCACCCGCTTGCGCCAAGAACCATCAAGGCTCTGGTGTTTCCCGGCGACGGTATCAGCGCGGAGGAGGTCGGCGAGTTGCTGAGCGAACTCGAAGGCGCGGGCCTGACCCAGACCTACCAGGCGGACGGTAAGCACTACCTGCACGTGCTGGGCTGGAGGCATCAGAAGATCGAGAAGAAAAGCTTCAAGTACCCGGCTCCGCCATCGGCAATCGTCGAAACCGCGGCGAGCGATGGCCGAGCCATCGACGAGTATTCGACGACCGATCGGCACACGTCAGGGCACGGAAGGGAAGGGGAACGGACGGGAGAACACACTACCCAACGCGCGATGCCGCCGACAGTCGATCCCAGGGCGGTCTGCGAAATGACGCTCGATTGGGTCCCCGATTCCGGTCTGCTGCGCAGTTATGCATTGCGCATGTCGATTCCTGTCGAGCATTTCACGCAGGTAACAACTGCGGCTTTCGTTTGCCACTACTCGGCATCAGGTCGACTCGAAACTCAGGCCGCCTGGGTCAGCCTGCTGGTGAAATGGGTCAAGCGGGATCAGGCCGCCGCCAGCAACGTTCGCCATTTCCCACGCAAGCCGCAGGTCAGGGTTCCAAACTTCGACGACGACACATGGACCGAAGATCTGGGGGCATTGTGATGAAAAACCTGAACGATGTAATCGCCAGCCTGACCAACACGTCGCACACAGCATCACCTCGGTCACACGTTGATCCCCACACCGCAGCCGTCGTGAATGCCCTTTTCAAGGAGCTGCAGGTCATCTTCCCTGCGTGGCGCCAGGCCTGGCCAGACGACGTCACGCTCAAGGCGGCCAAGCGCAGCTGGATCAAGGCTTTCATGGCTCAGGGCATCACACGGATCGAACAGGTCCGCTATGGCGTGGAGAACTGCCGCAGGCTGCAGACGCCTTTTGTACCCTGCGTCGGAGAATTCGTCTCCCTGTGCCAGCCAAGGCCGGAAGCGCTGGGTGCGCCGTCATTTGACGCCGCATTCGCCGAAGCCGTGGCCAACGCGCACCCTGGCATGAGCGGGCGACGCACCTGGTCGCACCAGGCGGTGTACCACGCAGCTGTGCAGTGTGGTTTTCATGCGCTGGTTCGCATGTCGACTGACGTCAGCCGAAGGCTGTTCGAGCGCAATTACGAAATCACGTTGCGCCTGCTGCTCGACGGCACGCCGCTGCGGAGCATCCCGCTCGCGCTGCCGGCGAGGGCCGAGGGACGCCGGACACCTGAGATCGGTCAGCGAGCGCTCGCCGCGTTGCGCAAAGGAATGCGGTCAACAACCGCCAAGGGGGCTGCATGATGAAGTTGAATTCAGCACGCCGTGCCTGGCATGACGCTTTTTATAATCCAGGCGGCGGCCTGGCGGCGCAGATCGAGCGGATCGGCAGGCTCGGTTGCAACGTCCAGACCACCGCCAGGCGCGCGGGCAGCGGGCGCGCCGCGCATCAATCCGTGGCGGCGCGGATTCAGCAGACGATCTCCGCATTGCCCCGGCATCTCCAGGCGTTCGGCAACTTCATGTACAGCCCGATAGCCACGGTCGACGAGCAGGAACAGGTCGAGGATCTGGTGTTTTACCTGGCTTATGAGTCGGGGCCACGGATGACCGCCCGCAAATACGACAAGGCGCGCTACGTGGCCCGGGCAATCGTGTTCCGCTACCGGCGTATCAACCAGGGAGGGCAGGGCGCTGGGCTGGACCCGTTGCCAAGCGTGGAGCTGATGCGCAAATGGATACTGGACAGTTTTGGCGTCGCCTTGCCAGGTGATCAATGGGCTCGCGATTGGGGCAGTTTCGTTCAGCGCTGTTTCACCGCATGCGACAGGCTGGACAGCGAAGCCCTGGCCGCCATCTCACGCGCCATCAATTTGATGAACGAGGTGGCTTGACGTTTTGTCGGCGTTAAGTCAATCTTTCGCCATATCGAGTATTTTGCCTACGGCAACTTGCTCCGCCGGACTCAGGATTCAGTCCGTGAAAACCCCCGCCACTGAGCGGGGGTTTTTTATGCCTGCCGTAAATCAAAGTCGTACATGAGATAGCCCTACTCGAAAAAGCCTCGACCTGTTCGGGGCTTTTGCGTTGTTGTGAATCAATCTTTTCGCAGGGAGTGCTTATGAGCGCAGAAACAACACCCGGCGCCCTTTTGAGCAGTGCAACCGGTGGGGGAGATGTGGCCATCGCGGCCTATCTGTTCTCATTCGATCACGGCATGGCGTTGGCGGCGATTGGCGGCTGCTGTTTTTTTCTGGGCGCGTCCGCCGCTTTACCCTGGAGCACGCGCATTTTCTATGCGATGGGCTCCTGCATCATCGGTTACATGTTCGGAATAATGATGCTCAGCCTCCTGTCCTACAACGGCGCGGCGTCCTTGCTGGCATGCATTACATCTGCACTGGCGTCGTGGATCTTCGGCTCGCTCAAGCGCTGGGCTGATGGCGGACCACGGCCTGACTGGGTGGACTGGTTTGCGACCTTGGCAAAAGGCTTTTTGCCGGACTTCATGAAGCGAGGAAAGCGCGATGATTGATCTCCCCGAATGGATTCACAGCTGCGCCATCTGGCTCGATGACGTCATCCCCGACGTTTTGCTGAGTACGCGCGGCGTCTGTCACCTGCTGATTTTTCTGGTGGTGGCCGGCTACAAGAGTGGCAATGCCAAACACCGCAAGACCGTCGGCATCATTGCCGCCACGTTCGCCGGGGCAAACGCTGCCGAGGCCTATCGGGTGGCGGTCAATTTCACCCAGTTTTCCGCAGTGGTGCAGCCGCCGCTCACCCTGGTGATGCTGTGTGTCCTGTTCTTCGTGATCTACGCGCGGGGCAACGTGGCGCGCATGCTGCCGCGTCATCGAACCGATCTGTTCCATTGAGTCCTGATTACATCCCCGTTCAATGCCCGCCCCGCGCGGGCTTTTTTTTATCTGGAGGAAACCCGCATGCCGGTAATTTGCGAGCAGGTGGCTGGTTGCAGAAATGTGCTGGCCTTCCTGGACATGATCGCGTTCTCGGAAGGTACTTCAACCGTGAAGGGAAGTGATAACGGCTACAACGTGCTGTATGGCGGCGGCCTGTTCCAGAGTTATCTGGACCATCCGCGGCAGCGCCTGACCTTCCCCATAAACGGCAAGCCAGTCACCAGTACTGCAGCCGGGCGCTACCAGTTGCTGGAGCGCTACTGGGACGCATACCGCACCAGTCTGCGACTACAGGGAGGCTACACGCCGGAGAATCAGGACCGCATCGCGCTCCAGCAAATCCGCGAACGCCGGGCGCTGGAGGACATCAAGGCCGGGCGCATCACCGATGCCATACGCAAATGCGCGAACATCTGGGCCAGCTTCCCCGGCAACAGCTATGGCCAGAACCCGCATCAGGCCGAAAAGCTGCTTGCCTTCTATGCCGCTGTCGGCGGGGCATTCACATGATCGCCCTGGCCAAGGCGGTCCCGCTGTGGGCATGGGCGGTCATCGGGCTGATTGCGCTGCTGGGCGGGGCCCTCATCTTCCAGACGCTGGCATTGGCCGACGCGCGCGCAGAGCATGCGAGCTACATCGCCCGGGTCGAAAAGGCCGCGAGGGACGCAATGGATGCGGCGCGTCGCGAAGACTCGCGGCGGCAACAGGTAATCAACGAGGTCAGAAACGATGCGCGAGTCCAGATCAAGAATGCGGATGATGACGCTGCTGTGGCCGTCGCTACTGCTGACAGCCTGCAGCACCGGATCAATCAGCTGCTTGCCGACCGAGCCGCCTGCAGTACCCGAATTGCCCGCGGAAGCGAGACAATCCGTGACCTCACCGTTGTGCTTGCCGACTTGCGCCGCCGGGCTGACGAGAGAGCGGGAGAGCTGGCGCGAATCGCTGATGCAAGCCGAATAGCCGGGCAGGCATGCGAAAGGGCCTACGACGGGCTGGCCAGCTCAGCCCGTTGAGTCGAAGTGGGCGCTGAAATAGCCAGAAGTACGGGCCCTGGTGGGTGCTGTCAGCCGGTTACCACGGTTCCGTTGACAAAGACTTCGCGTCGAGCGCGTCTGCTGATGATTTCGTGCTTGGCCAGCAAATAGATAGTGTCGAAACGCTCTCTATCTACCGTGTAATGACTGGCCAGTTCCTCATACACAAGCTGGTCATAGCGAGCCTCTGTGATGAACCGGTAGAGCTCTCGGCGATAGAAGAACCCCAACTGAAAACCGAGCGTTTCAGAGACGTGTTTCCGAGGGCGGCTCAGGAAGCAGTTTTCCAGATCGATAGCTTTATGGCTTTGCTTCGGGTCCAGGCTGACCATGACGTTGTTCGCCCAGAAGTCCATATGCGTCAGGTTCCTTGCGTGCAAATCTCGAAGCAGCCGGAACGCCAGGCGAATGAAATCTTCAACATCATTATCCGGGCTCTGAATCCAGTCCATGCCGTTGACGTGAGAGGCGAGCAGTTCGGTGAAGATGAAGAACTCCTGCGTAACGCCAATTGCCGATTTGCTGTAGCCGAAGCCGGCCAGATGAGCGACAGGCGCGCCACGCTTCTGCGCTTCCAGGGTATTGATGACTTCTTCGAGAGGCCAGTCGAACATCCCGTCGCGTTTGGCGCGCCAGAGCGTGACGCGGATCCTGGGACGCAGATTGTCCAGCGGCTGAGACTTGGCGAAAACTTCGTGTTCCAGACCGGCCAGCGGAGCGCTGACTCGCTCAAGCTTTCTGTGTCGACTGTGACGACGGGCTTCGATCAGGTGGGCAAAGGCACTCTCTGCCCCAAGAGCTGGCGGTTTCGCCAGATGCAATTTCGCGTTGAGATGCCTGAACGTCGACGGAAAGTGTTGAACGATATCCCTGCCAGCAAACATATGAAACGCCAT